CAGTTAAGGCTATACCACTGGTCATTGTGTTTTTGTCGCTGGCCAGTATTACGAATCTTGCGGGGCGGGCCTATGTCCACCACGGGGATTACAGTGCATATCTGACCGGGGCCGGTATTGCCGTCTTGGTACCCATAGCGGTGTTGGCGGCCATGCTGATTGATGGCAAATGGTCATATCTTTTTTGGTGCATGGCGTTGGTATTCGCTGGCATCAGTGGCACGATTCAATTTAATATCTACCTACTTGATGATACCTGGCTATCAGTTGCCGAGGCTATAGCATTTGGCTACGGTGTGCCCGTGTCAGAGGTGATGCTTGCCGTCATGGAAGCGCGCTTGGTGGTACAGATTGACGAGAAGAAAGCCGCAGAAATGTTACAAGCTGCGGCCATTGCCAAGGTGGAACAGGAGCAACTGGAAGCTGCCCAACGTGCGGAGGAAGAGCGCCAAGCAGCGTTGCAACGGGAAGCCGAAGATCGAGAGTTTGACCGGCGCAAGAAGGAAGCCGAGTTGAACGCCTATGAATTAAAGCTGGCGCAGGATGCTGCCATTGAGCGTGAACAGGCCATGATGGATTTACGAATTAAAGAGCAGAGAGCATCTGCAAAAATAATCAAACCCGATTCAAAACATGATTCTGGGAGTGATTCTGGGAATCAAAAAGGGCTTGATTATGAGTTCGTCGTAATCGATTATTTTGCCAGAAATCCGTTGGCGTCACAGCGGACAGCAGCGGATGAAACCGGAATCAGCCAGTCGAAAGTCAGCAAAACACTGACTGCCCTGGAATCACGCGGAATCATTCACCGCAATGGTAATGGGGTTGAGATTCTGCGCAGTTGATCCCCGTCACCTCTTCCGCGGAAAACTGCGGAAGAGGTGTGCTATAATGCCCCATCTCCAGAGCCGACCTTAACCGGGTCGGCTCTGTGCTTTTCGTTTTTCGGCATCACCCATTGCGTTTATCGGGAATTCAAGATATACTCAGAGTATATTTTGAGTCCCTGCGTGCTTGCGGGGACCGCGGCGCAACAGGAGATTTAGATGACAGCATACGTAGTAGCAGACGCTGGTGACGCCTCCAGCCAGGACGGCAGCGAAGCCTATCCTTTCGTTAACGTCGACGGCATGAGGGCTGTACAGCAGGTAGCATCTCCCGGCGATACGGTGCTGGTGCGAGAATCATTGAGCTTGCGGCTTGAGCGGTTACCGGAACCGGAAGAAGGGATGATCGATATACCACGCGCTAAACACATCGCCCTCCTCAACGCAGCCGCCGCGCTAGTGGAACGAATGGGGTTCCTCTTGTGAGAGGCGATGCCATGAGCGAAGCACTGAACAAAGCAGCGAAGTACGGTGTTGGCATCCATGCGGCTCCGTTCGGGACCGCATGGCGGGCGGTGGAAGTCCGCCATTTAACACCGGAACAAAACAAAGGTGGCCATGCGGTATACGTTGACGTGGTCGATGATCTTGGCCTGTATTATACGCTTGACGAGCGCAAGACTTTCAGCATCGGCTGGCAGTGGGACGGGGGACCGGATGTTACCCCCAAGCCGCTGGACAAACCTGACACGGCAATGGAGAGAGGGCACGGCAATATCGACCTCTACGAGCATCAAACCATGTCGGTATGGATCGTCGGCGATCTCATGGCTAGTGACAGGGTGGTCGGCTTCCACGTGCGCCATCCGGACGAACTGGGCCCGAATGGGGAAATCTGGAATAGTCGGGGCCATCATAGTTTCTATGTCAAGTTTCAGCGCATGGTTGATGTAGAGCCGGTCCAGCCACCGGCAACCGCTGACTTGGCGGCGCAAGTGGCGCGCAACACCGCAAACATTAAGCGGCTGATGGCGTGGGCGGTTTCATTTGACGGCGAGATGTAGGGGGTAGATTTATGGCACTGTATGAGGGAGACAGATGAAAGCTTGGGAAACGCACTTAGACGAGCGGCAACTTAAAGAGATTGCATTCTGTATTGCGTACAAAAACAACTTTGCGCATGGGACAGACGGGCACAATATCCGGTTGATTGTGGCGAAAATGGCGGAGTTGTTGGATATGGGGGTAGTTCCCTATAAGGCACCAGAACCGGAGACGGGGCCGATTCAGCCACGCGGCAAAGTCTCGAAGGTGCTCTTCGGCTAATGAGCGATGACGTGGTAGACGGTACGGTTGGGCGCGATGGCGATGGTGTGGCGGTCGGCAAGGGCATCACGCAACAATCCAACCGGGCCGGTGATATCAACCTGTCTAATCCAAACAACGAATACGCTGTTTGGTTTAAGTTGCTGGAGATGGCCGATCAAATTAGGGCCCTTGTGCGGGATATGGACGATCTGCCAAATCGGGTTCGTCGATTAGAGGATGTCGAGGTCGTCGTCAAACCGTCAGAGGTGGTCATTCGACCACGGGCGCAGGATGTCAAGAGCCTAACGGATCGAATGCTGCTGATCATCCTAATTGTGATGCTGGTCGCTGTACTTGTGGTTGTCGCAACGTTCATTTATTGGGTGATCAGCAATGCTTGAAATCCTGACTCTGTCCAGTTCGGCGCTACTGGCCGGGGCGCTCTTGATGATGATCATCTGCCGACTACTGATGCTGTGGCAGCAAGACCGCTCGATGCGCTCTGTCTGGTTTTTGGCGATGTATGCCGGTTGGTTTGGTCTATTTCTGGCACAGGCTCTGAACGCGCTTACGAGCGTGGTCAGTGGACTCAACGCATTGGTGTTCGTGTTACTGGTGATTTGCACCGGCTATGAGTGGCGCGATTTTATTACGTTTCAGCGCAAAAAGAATCACAAAGTCGATAAGGCGGTCACATTGCGCGAATTGGCGAATGACGATCAGATCGTTGCGCAACTAGAAGCGACGACGGACAAAGACGGCGAGATGCCTAAATGACCATAGCGATTGATGCAGTAACCAGCACAGATGAAACGCTAAATCAGAGTTTACTGACCATGTCTCACACGGTGAGTGGATCTGATCGTACGCTGGCTGTCTTTGCACTCTGGATGGATAATGCACCGGTTAATCCCCCGACCATCGACACCGGTAACGTAACGTATGGTACGACAGCGCTAACGTTCCTGGCTCGTAATCGCCACGAGTATGCGACCGGGGTCTATCTAGTGACTGATGTATGGGTCCTGGATGACCCGGCAACGGGCACTGACACGGTATCAGTACAGCTTAATGAGAGCACATCGAACGGCTTCGCGATTATTGCCCTTTCGCTGACCGGCTCGCAGGGTACTGGTACAATTGCGAGCAACACCGGCAATAGTGATGCACCGACTGTTTCAGCAACCACCACGGCTAGCACGTCGCTTCTGTTCGGAGCATACGTTACGAAGGGCGGTGATCTCGGTACGGCCACGGCTGGAAGTGGCGTCACGTCCGACGTAAATACCACCACGGGCGGTGCTCAAGCCAGTGATGTTAGCTACTATTTAGGTCACCGAGCGGCCACGGGCGGCAGCGACACGATCAATACCACATATAGTTTGGCCGGTGACCACTGGGCAGCGATTGCCGTTGAATTTTTAGCTTCATCGTCGGGAACAGCCTACAACAGCACGGTAGCGGGCACGGTGACTACAGCAGGCGTTCCAACGAAGCACACGGGGCGCGCATTGACTGGTACCATCGCCACGGCGGCGGTCATACTGTGGAGCATGACACGGGCCCTGGCGGCCACGGTGGCGAGCGCCGGGATAGTGGCCAGAGAGACGGCGCGGTCCTTGGTCGGTGCGGTGGCCTCTTCCGGGTCAATGACCAGGGGGTTAGCCTTGACCCGTGCCCTTGTGGCGACGGTGGCCTCTTCCGGGTCACTGACCAGAGATACAGTCCGCTCCTTGGTCGGGGACGTGGTGAGCGCCGGCGCAATCACCAGGACATCCCTCCGGGCGCTTACCGGCTCTGTGGCAGCAGGCAGCGACTTAGTACGTAGCATGACACGCGGCCTTGCGGCAGACGTGGCCAGCATCGGGGCAGTGTCCAAGGCCACCATGCGAACGCTTACCGGGTCTGTGGCAACAGGTGCGACCCTGACAGCTATCAGATCATTCTTCCGAGCGCTTACCGGGGCGGTGGCCTCTTCCGGTGCTATCGTACGGAGCACGGCGCATGGCCTTGCGGCAGACGTGGCCAGCATCGGGTCACTGACCAAGATGACCATGCGGGCGTTGGCGGCTAGCGTGGCGAGCGCCGGATCACTGACCACGGTGAAATCATTACAGCGGATATTGTCCGGTGCCGTGGCCTCTTCCGGCGTGGTTGTGCGGAATACGGCGCGCGGCCTTGCGGGATCGGTGGCGAGCGCTGGGTCCGTGATCATGGCGTTGACCTTGACCCGTATCCTAGTCGGGGCCGTAGCGAGCGCTGGGGCAGTGACCAGAGAGACGGCGCGGTCCTTGCTGGGGGGCGTGGCCTCTGCTGGGGCAGTGACCACGGTGAAAACACTGCTGCGGTCCCTAGCCGGTTCTGTAGCTTCTTCCGGCGCTATCGTGCGCAGCACGGCGCGCAGCCTGAGCGGGACCGTTGGTAGCGCTGGGGCAGTGGGCAGAGCCATCGGTCGGGCCCTGGCGGCCACGGTGGCGAGCGTCGGGGCAGTGGCCAGAGACACAGCACGCTCATTGGTCGGGTCTGTGGCAATCGCCGGGGTACTGTCTGGAACCAAATCACTCGTCCGTATCCTAACCGGGTCCGTGGCTTCTTCCGGCGCTATCGTACGCAGTACGTCACGCGGCCTAGCCGGGGCCGTGGTTAGCGCTGGGATCGTGTCCAAGGGCATTCTCCGGACGTTGGTCGGGTCTGTGGCAGTCGCGGCATTCCTGGACGCTGCACGGGCCTTTATCCGGCTGTTGACAGGCTCCGTGTCCTCTTCCGGCGCTATCGCACGCGGTACGGCGCGCAGCCTGATGGCATCCGTGGCGAGCGTGGGCGGGTTGCAGCGGCTCATGGGTCGAGCGCTTACGGGCACTGTGGCAATGGCCGGGGCGGTGACCAGAGAGACGGCGCGGTCCTTGGTCGGGGCGGTTGACATAGCCGGAACGCTAGCCCGGCAAGGTATCAAGTCGTTGGCGGGCACTGTGGCAATGGCTGGGGAAACGGCGAGACGCACGGCCCGGTCCCTGGCCGGCGGTGTGGCCATTGCCGGGGGGCTAGGTAAGGGTTTCGTTGTACGGTTGGGCGGGGCGGTGGCCATTGCCGGTGTTGTAATCCGGCAAACTATAGAAATTATTATCAGGCAGTCCATCGCGCTGCTGGGAACATTTTTAATTGACCATAGGATTGATGGGGATTACGACAGTGGCCATGATATCGCCGGGGATTACGGCGTTGACCAGGAAATCGACGGGGGAATATGAGGAAAGCACAGAATTTTGAAATCGTAGCTGGCGACACGGCTAACCTAAATGTATCTGTGACTGACCGGTCAGGGTCCAAGGATTTGACCGGGGCTACAATCAGGTGGGCGCTGTGGGATGACATCACGCAAACAGCCGTGATGACCAAGACGACGGCTGATGCTATCACGGTGATCAGTGCCATTGCTGGGCAATTCACAGTGGCCCTCGTACCGGCTGACACGATAGCCGTAACACATGGGAAATATTCTCATCAGTGTGAAGTGACCGATGGTAGTGGCAATGTCTCTACCATTTTTATTGGTGCGGTATCCGTTCTTCAATCGCAAGTCTAAGTCTAAGGGGAAAAAACAATGATTAGCAATGTAGGTATTGGGGGCCAAATGAAGGCCCGTAAAATTTCAGCACCTGGCCCAGGTCTAGCTTGGCAGATTCGTAACAAGATTCGGCCATCGTTCTGGCTTGGCTGGCTGGCTGTGGAGGCCGCCAAGCTGCTGACCCGGCTGACCGGCATCCCGACGATCACCAGTCAGTTGGAGATTAGCCACATCCGCGACGGCGTGCGCACTCGGTACGGCGTGGTGAGTCGGCGCGTGGTCACCGATGCTGGGGTAGCATTTATCGTGGACGCATGGTCGAACACGGTCGAGCTGGAGACCATGCAGTATCACGGCTGCGGTACGGGTGCGGTTGCTGAGGATGTGACGGACACAGCGCTGGGGACCGAGTCAACCACAATTCTCCTGGTAGATAGCACACGGGCCACGGGCACGCCTACCCAGCCGACTGCGCCCCAACTGCGCAGTACAGCCACGGTCACGTTTGACGGAGCCGGGGCTATCACCGAGCATGGCCTATTTGATCAGGCTGCGACCGGGGGCGGCGTCCTCTTTGACCGTAGCGTCTTCGCTGCGATCAATGTGATTAGCGGTGATTCGATCTCTTTCGAGTACACCGTAACGTTTAGCGCCGGTGGGTAATCATGGCTAGGCCGAAGAGCGAACAACCGACCAAAGAATGGTCGGACATCTTCATAGCGGAGTTGACGCGCGTCCCCAATGTCACGGCGGCGGCGAAGAAGGCAAAGCGGTCGCGTGCCTACGTCTACAGGGCGCGGGCCGAATACCCTGATTTTGCCGCCGCCTGGGACGATGCCCTGGAGGCGTCAATCGAGCATGCCGAGGGTGAACTATACCGGCGCTCCGTCAACGGCGTATTGGAGCCCGTCTTCTATCAGGGCGAAATGATCGGACACATCCGGCGCTACTCCGATACGCTGCTGATGTTTCTGTTGCGGTCGCATAAGCCGGAGCGGTATATGGAGAAGGTGCGTAGTGAATTGACCGGTGCCAATGGGGGACCGATAGAGCAACGCAATCTGCCGGATTTGTCCAAGCTGAGCGTTGAAGAGTTGGAGCAGCTAGAGCGTCTGATGGAGAGGGCCAGTGGGGACACCGACTCTTGATGAAATCAGAATTGAGTTGGCGCGCAAAAGTCTGCTCCGCTTTGCACAGTACACCATGCCCACGTATCGAGCGAACTGGCATCACAAGTTGGTCTGTGAGTACCTCGACAGGTTCGCCAGGCTTGAAATAAAGCGGCTCATGATATTCATGCCGCCACGGCACGGCAAGTGTATGGCGCAAGGTAGCCCGGTTCTACTTGCAGATGGTAGCTTGGTTGCAATTGAAAATATTGTCCGCTCCGACATGGTAATATCACTAGATTCATGGTATAATACAACAGTGTCAACCGTTGTATGTACCAGTGAAAACGGGGTAAAACCAGTGTTGAAAATAACCTTACAGTCGGGCAGATATATTACTTGTACAGACAATCATCCATTGCTAACGGTCCAAGGGTGGAGAGATGCCGGAAACCTGAAAATTGGAAACAGTATTGCAGCAATGCGAAAACTTCCAGTTCCCAACGGTGAGCCGTTACCATTTGGCTTTGCAGCTTTGATGGGATACTTAATAGGGGATGGCTCTTACGGTAAGGGCAATCCCATTGTTACGGCGGCTGAACCTGATACAGTAGATCATCTTCAACGCATTGCCGATGCTCATGGGTGGGTATTAAGAAGAGATGGGAAATATGGGTATCATATCCGAAAACCTTCCCGAAAGGGATGGGGTGATGGTACATCTGCACAGGAACGTCTTCGAGAATACATGGTTCCTGCAAAATCAAGGGAAAAGCGCGTTCCTCCTTGTATATTCAAAGCGAACCACGATGATCTGTGTTCATTCATTGCAGCATATTTTAATTGCGACGCCACTGTAAATGAACACAGATCTGGGATAGTTGAATTTTATTCGACCAGTGAAGGATTATTGAGAGATGTGCAGCACCTATTAACAAGACTAGGGGTGTACAGTAAATTGCGCATTAAGCGAGGTCGGTACTTAGGAAAAGTACACCTAAGCTGGCGGCTGATTGTTGAGGGTCAAGACCTAATAACATTATCGAATGAATTGCCTGTGCTGGGTGAACGTGGCCAGAAGCTACATGACGTTTCTGATTTGATAAGGAATAAAAATCACTATCCAGAATATGAGTCAATTCCGCCAGGATGGAAAGATTTACGAAAAGATAATACAAGGGGTAGTGAACGAAGATTACGGCTCGCAGGTATTCGAGTAGATAAAAATTACAAACGCGGTACAGCACGGCATTTGGTAGAAAAAGTGGCAGAATATGAGGATAACGATCTACTGCGGAAGGTTTGCAATCAAGACATTATATGGGATCGTATTACTGATATCGAAATGCTAGGCGATTTGCCGACCTATGATATTGAGGTGGCGGATACGCAAAACTTTATTGTTGATAGCACTGTTGTTCACAATAGTGAGCTGGTATCACGACGGCTACCGGCTTATATCCTGGGCAAGAATCCAGATGCTCCCATTATTGCAGCATCGTATGGGGCTGATTTGGCCCGGCGCATGAATCGAGACGTACAGCGCATCATTGATGACCAGAAGTATATCCGAGTCTTTCCAGACACACGTCTCTTTGGTAAGAACATCCGCACAGTTGGTGATGGTTCATGGCTACGCAACAGCGATGAATTTGAGATTGTTGAGTACAACGGGTATTACCGTGGGGCCGGCACCGGTGGAGCCATTACGGGCGTTGGGATGAAATGGGGAATTATCGATGATCCATTCAAGAACCGCCAAGACGCTAATTCGCCAACGATTCGACAGGGGCTGTGGGACTGGTACGTGAGCACCTTCCGCACTCGCCTGGCGCCTGGCGGTGGTATCCTGATTACGCTGACGACGTGGCACGAAGACGGCTTGGAGGCAAGGCTGCTGAATCTCGCTGAGAGTTCGTCACAGGCTGATCAGTGGACGGTGGTACGGCTCCCTGCCGTTGCCGAGGACCCCATTGCAGAGTATGACATCCGGCAGCATGGTGACCCGCTGTGGCCTACACAGTATGACCTGGCCGAGTTGGAGTCAACCAAGATAGCCCTGGGTAGCTACGAATGGAATGCACTGTATCAGCAGCGGCCATCACCGGAAAGTGGCACGATTCTACAGCGTCATTGGTGGCAGTACTGGCAGCCGATCGGTAGAGAGTTGCCGCCTGTCCTGGTCAAGTTGCCGGATGGCACACTGGAAGAGCGCAAGGCTGTCACCTTGCCTCGTCATGTGGAATTGGAAATGATACAGAGTTGGGATTGCGCGTTCAAGGAAACTTACGATTCTGATTATGTAGCGGGGCAAGTTTGGGGTCGGCTGGGGGCTAACAAATATTGCCTTGACTATTTCAAAGAGCGGGCTGACATTATCAAGACGATGACGGCTATAGAGAACTTCACCGAAGCATGGCCACTGGCAAGGGCAAAACTAATTGAGGATAAAGCCAATGGGCCGGCGATCATCACAATGTTGCGCTCCAAGGTGGCCGGCCTGATCCCGGTCGAGCCGGAAGGCGGCAAGGTGGGCCGGGCGCGGGCGGTATCGCCGGAAATTGAAGCGGGCAATGTATACCTCCCTCATCCGGCGCTATACCCGTGGGTGAATGAGCTAATTAATAGCTGTGCATCGTTCCCCAATGCGGCCCATGACGACGATGTGGACGCCATGACACAGGCTCTGGCCCGGTGGCAAATCGGACACGGTAGACGCAAGCCAAGAAGCAAGGAATATTAATGATCGACATTTTCAGTCTTACCCCTAGCCAGCTTGACAGTTTCATTCATACCCAGGCCCAGATTGCGCGCCAGGCTGATGAGGCTGCAAAAGTCGTGGCGTCTCGCGCCTACTACAAAGGCGAGCATCCGGTCATTCTCACGGAGCGCCAAAAGGAGTTCATTGGCCGTGAGTTGACCGAGGGTGACTTTGGCTTCTCTCACAATTTGGTCAAGGTCGTCATCGACACGTTGCGCGAGCGGCTTTCCGTCACTGGCTTTACCGTCAACGGCAAGGGCGCGGGGGACACCGGCACCGAGGGCAAGGTAGCGGGGCTGTTGTGGGAATGGTTCGTGCACTCCAAGATGAAGAGCCAACAGATCCGGGTGCACCGGCGTGCGCTGCGTGACGGCAAGACCTACATCATGGTCGACTTCGACAATATCCACCAACGGCCCCGGCTGTCCCTCCACGAGATTGACGACGGCGTGATCGGCGTATCCATGCGGCGTGATCCGGAAGATGAAAACTACGAACTGTTCGCAAGCCGCTACTTTCAGACGGTAGACCCCATCGGCAGCATCAATGGGCCTAGCAAGACCAAGGACCGACGCACCGTCTATATGCCTAACCAAATACGCAAGTACGAACGGACCAGCATCGGGAACATGATCGGTATTACAAATCTGTGGCGGCAAATCGAGGATGACGGTGATGCGTCCTGGCCATTGCCGTGGGTAGACAACAGGGGCGATCCGCTAGGCATAGCCTTGGTAGAGTTTGCGAATCCAGGCGGCTCCGAGGTGGGGCAAGTGGCCGGGCTTCAGAATCTGCTCAATAAATCATGGCTTGATTTTATCGCGGCATCGGACAGCAACGGCTTTCCGATTACCACGTTTAATTATCGCGACGGAAACCCCATGCCCTTGGGCGTGGCCGATGACAGCAACTTGGATGGCGATGACGAATTCATCATTGCACCGGGGCGAGCTATTGAAATCTTCGGTGGGGAGATTGACCGCATTCCCGGCGCTGATTTGGACCACATGATCAATGGCCTCTGGACTGTGGTGGCGGCCATCGGCGGGGTTACACGGACGCCACAGTATTATCTGAAGCCGATCTTGGGGGTTGACGTGCCATCCGGTGAGGCGCTGAAGCAACTGGAGTCTGGCCTAGTCAGCAAGGCGGAGGAGCGCCAGTTACTATTTGGCGAAGCGTGGGCGGATACGATGGGCCTGGCCTACCGGGTAGCGCTGACGTTCGGCAGCGGGGTTCCACAGATTGATGATCCCACCATTGAGGTGCAGTGGGATGACGCAAGCACACGCATTGAGGAAACAGAATCTAAGATCGCCAAGACGCACGCTGATCTAGGTGTGCCGGATCAGGTGGTTTGGGAGAAGCTGGGCTATTCGCCTGAGCGCATAGCGCGGTTTATGCAGGACAAACAACTCGAACAGGCGGCCATGATTGCGAATATTGCACAGGCCGCCCGGCAGAATGGAGCGGTTTAGATGAACCAAAACGTAAATGATCCTGAGTGGACACGAATTAGCGCTGAATATACCGAACGGCTAAAGCGGCACATTGAATCTGTACAGGTGGCCGGTAGAAAGTTGGGTGTACCAGAGGATCAATTGGAGGCCCATGATTTGAGCAAATATAGCGAGGAGGAGTTCCCCGCCTACGCTATGCATTTCTGTGGTGGTGGTGCGCCGGTTGAATTTGCGAAAGCCTGGCTTCATCACATTCACCACAATCCACATCACTGGAATCATTGGTTGTTTGCTGATGGCTACAGTCCAAAGGATAGCAATGTAGAGAATGGACGCGTAGAGATGCCGCAACATTATGCAATAGAGATGGTTGCAGACTGGATGGGCGCGAGTTTTGCCTACACGGGATCATGGGATATGGCGATGTGGTTAAGCAAAAACACACCAAGAATCAAGCTGCATTCCAAAACCATCTACTATGTAACTGGCGTCTTGGATAGCATGGGCTATATGGATTACGTGGGGTTTCCGCATTGTGGCGATTGACCTGACCGTCCCTGAGTGGCTGAAAATCAAGGTGGCCTTCTGGATTGACACCTTGGGTATGGGAGAGTGGGAGGTGGCGATAGGTTTGGCCCTGGCACCCAACAGCGATCCCGATTGTATGGGGATGACGGAGCAACATGCTAATCTCAATTTTGGGCGCATTACGTTTCGTATTGATATCGTGGATAATGCGGAGTGGGAACAGATTATCGTGCATGAGCTATTGCATATCAAGCACAGCCGGATTGACCATTACATCGAAGATGTTATGATTCCGCTCATGGATGGCTCTTTGGTTTGCTCCATGACCTACCGGCAGATGATAGAGCCATATATCCATAGCATGGCGGCGTGCCTGGTGAGGATGAAACAATAGCATGGACGCCATCATTCAGGCCCTGCTGGCCGCCGGTATCATTGATGCCGAGGTGGCCGGTATCCTGCAACGGCAACAGGATATCGACGCTGCTAGGGCCTGGGCAGAGGAACTGCTTACCACGGCTACGCAGGGCGCGCTAACGGCGCAACAGCAGCGGCTTTTAGATGCCGTCCGTGATTCTAATGCGCTGCCTGGCTCCCCCTTTTGGGATACCGAGGATACGCTTCTGTACGAGGGGTTATCACCGACGATTGCACAGATTGTCACCGAGCGGGCAACCCTGGCCGCCGTGGTCAATGGGGGTACGTTCCAGCTTGCCAATGGCGATGCGCTGCGCTGGGCACAGACCTATTACCAGTCAAGCAACTTTGGAGCGGTGCCGAATCTCAACACAACCAGCCGGGGACAGGTTGCCACAGCCTTCGAGGCATGGAGCCGGGGTGAGTTGGGTAATCGTGGCCTGCCTGACCTGATCTCGGCATTGACGCCAACCTTCGGCCCCGTCCGGGCGGGGGCGATTGGGGTCACTGAGAATACCCGCATATTTGTGGAAAGCCAAAGGGCGGCTGAGGCTAACAATGATTTCACCGTGGGATTCCGTTGGCAGACTGCATTTGACGAGAAGGTGTGTATTATCTGCTCCCCTCTAAATGGCCAGGTACGCACAAAGCGCGGCGGCTATCCGGGCGGCGTGGATATCCCGGCCCATACTCGCTGCAGGTGCCACGAATCACCTGAGACGGCGGGGACGTTAGGATTGGAGGTACCCAGTAAATAACCCACGGTAAAAACACGTGGGCTTTATCCCTGACGCTACGGACAAAACTGCACATCCGTAGTCGAGATGTATGGCGTATTTACAGACGCCCTGCGGCTAATGTTAACCGCAGCTACGTAATCGGCAAGTTCAGCGAAACCGCACGATGTACAGGAGAATTCAGATTGGGTCTTTCGATTTGCTTTATCGATGTTGCCACAGCAAGGGCAAGTGCGCGATGTGTTGCGTGGGTCAACCGCGACGACAACAACGCCCACGAGCTTTGCTTTGTATTCGATAAAGAGTCTCAGCTGAGAAAACGACCAACTATGCAATGTTGCTCGCTGTGGTCTCCTAGCAGTTATCCGGTCGCGAATCCCGCCAAGCTCTTCGATGGCGATTCCCCGACCGGTGTCTTTGGCCTTAGCAACAATGGTCTTACTGATATTGTGGTTGGTCCACTTGGCGAAGCGTTGCTCTTTGCCCGAAAGCTTTTTCAAGCGGCGACGGCTCGACTTCGTGCCTTTCTTCTGCAACTTCCGGCGCAATTGTCGGTGACGGTAACGCACACCCTTAACTGTCTTGCCCTGGTGTACCGTTCTGTCACTGTCGACGGCAATATTGGCAACGCCCATGTCAACGCCAAGAAAGCCATCAGGATCGGTGGCATCCTGATCATCAACGTTGCAAACCTGATGCAGGTAGAATTCACCGTCGCGGTAAAGCAAATCTGCTTGTCCGTCGAATGTCTTCAGCATCTCGCTCTGGCGTTCGCCACACACAAAGGGGATGCGTTCACGCCCGGTCAAGGTCCAGATGTTCACCGTACTATCGGTCAATCGCCAAGCCAAGATACGCTCATCGTAGGATATGGAACCGAGCGGGCGAAACTCTCGCATTACCTTGCGGTCAAGTCGGTAAGCGTCGGCAACTTTGTAGATGGCGTGAATCGCAGATTGCGCACCCAATTCAAAGCGATCTTTTACATCGTAGTAGGTCAACTTCTGCAATTCGACGCGGCGAAACTGGTTGTTTTGCCAAGCTTGCTCGCTGATAAAATTGCAAGCCTCGTTAAACTTTCGCATGGTCTGCAAAAGCAACTTGGCTTGTTCTTTAGTTGGATGCAACTTCACTTGTGTAATCAGTTTCATAGGTGTAATTGTACCACAATCTTCAAGGATATGAAAATATGATGACGCATGAAAGTACCAATGTCCCGCCGAGTACGGCGGCTTCGTTTCCTCCCACGGTTGAAACACGTGGGATTCCACTCTGGAGGTCATCTTGAACGTTAGTCTGAGCGTAGAAGATGCCCTGGCCCGTGCGGTCATGGCGGCCTATCCTGACAAGTTCGAGCGTGCGCTCAGGGGTGCTCTTAACGACATATCGGCGTTGCTATTGCGGGAAGCCCAGACCTACCCTGAACAGCGGTCTGGGGGCGGCTACGTGCGGACCATGACGCTAAACCGCTCCTGGAATCGCACACCGGTTGAGGGCACAGGTGACAGGCTGTGGGCAGAGGTGGGCAGTGATGGCAACATTGCACCCTACAATCGAAATGTGATGGACGCAGATACGCAGGCGGCTGTGCACGTGGGCACGTGGCGCACGATACAGGCGATTGTACAGGATAACACCAGTCGAGCCGTGAGCATGTTTGAGGCGAGAGTGAGAGCGGAGCTGTGATAGAGCAAACCTTACCCCCCAAGGGGGAGTACGTCGATCGCAGACGCACGCTACCCAAGCGCCTGGTTCCCTTGTCGCTACATCTAACCAGGCTGCAGCCGGGTCAGCATGTGCTCATTGTCGAGATTTGCAACGACGGCGCGGTAAAATTCAAGGTCGTAGCAGCATTGCTAGACAGGTTGTTAAATCTGTGATAAGATTAGAGTTGGGTGCGAGGTCATGCAGGGAGTAATGATTATGCCAGAGCGAATTGATGATGACCAGGTTTTTTCATTGCTTTATTCGGTTTGTGAGATGGCTGGCCGGGATGCCGGCTTAATTGTAAATGCTACCAAGCGAATAGCTGAACTCATGGACGTTGAACCGATGGTGATAGCGACCGATATCCGCAAAGCCTTGTTCGTCAAAATGATGAGAGCCTATGCCGAGACGAATCTTTGTTGAATGTCCAAACTGTAAGCGCAGCCTGCCCATGACCCGGGCTTTGAAGATGCGTGAACCGTTGCCGGGCGTCAAGGAGCTTGGTATAGCCTGCTTCCATTGCCATGCATTCACGCACCAGTATTACGAGACGGACGCCATGCGGGCAGCGCATCCGGTCAAGCCGGAAGATAGAGAGACGTATCGCGAATTGTACGATGCTGAGCAGGTGAGAGTCAAGGGATTGATTGATGAGATAAAATCGGGCTAAGCCCGTAATGGTGCCAACACATCGGTAACGGCTTGCTTTGTTAGGGTGTGTAAGCGGCAAGCGGCCATAATAACTACATAGCGACATGACGGCGTAAAACGTTGGATAGACGGCGGCATGATTGAGCAGAAATGCTTGATCATGCCGCCGTTTTTTAATTGCAATTTTCGGGGGACTGATGGCTGACGAATATGGTAGACCGACCACCAAAAAAGGTAGCAAGAAAAACAAGTTCCCATTTGATAAGAAGAAAGGCTAGAGCGAGATGCTCATTAATAAATGGCGAGATGCCATGCTTGTGTTTGAGGCTGACCTCGGGGGATCTGGGGGCAGTGAGGATGGCGACGACAAAGGCGGCGATAATGCCAGCGGCGATGAATCACCGGAGGCAATCAAAGCCGAACTAGACCGTACCCGGCTGGCGCTCAAGGCGGCCAACAAAGAGGCGGCTGAGCGGCGCAAGAAGCTGGACGACATCGAAGCGGCTGAGGCTGCACGCAAGCAGTCTGAACTGACCGAAGTTGAGAAGCTCAAGGCGGAGGCTGACAAAGCCAAGGCCGACCTGACAGCGCTGCAAGAATCCAGTCGCAAGGAACGGATCCAGGCGGCTGTCCTGCAAGCGGCCACGACGGCCCAGTTTGCGGACCCGGTCGACGCCATTGCACTGGCTGACCTATCCGGCGTGATGCTGGAAGACGGCAAGGTGACCGGCGCAAAAGAAGCGGTGGAAGCTTTAGCTAAAGCAAAGCCGCACCTTGTGGTAGCGCAAAAGGTTGCACCAAACATCAACAGTACTGCGGGCGACGGTGGAGGCAAACAGACCAACCGCACGGTTGTGGAAAGAGCATTGAGCAAAGCATATCGTAGAGGAGATAAATAGTATGGCACGCATTGTAGACAATACTAATCAAATCACCGCCCCTGTGTGGGCGGGTGATTACTTCAACCGGGAGCACATGAT